TGTGCTATCGTCATATCCCGGAGCACCAATTACAAGAGTGTCTCCGTCTTTACTCATTGTCATGGAATCACCAAATGCAGTGTTCAGCGACGAACCGTCTGCTGATATACCTGTTATGGTTTGTGTCAGTGTGAATGTGTCTGTTGTGCTGGCATCATTTGTGTGACCTTGTCTAACAAATATTTCAACCTTACCTGCATTACCTGGTGCCTTAGATGACACTGCTATCACATCACCGTTGTCGTTTGCTTGTACAATGTGTCCAAATCTCTGTCCACTTCCGCCTTCTGGTGCTTCTATCAAAGAAGTTTGTGTCCATGTGTCGTATGTACTGCCGTCTGCACCCACTCCCCATTTATAAACATAGACTCTTCCTGTGTCTAGTAAATGGCCAGGTGCTGTCACGTACATATATTTTGTAGAAGTGTCTCTAGTAGAATTTAAAGTGGGTTCACAAATTTTATGTGACCAACCAAAATTTAAGTTTTCATTTGAACTTGATCCATCTGATGGTGGATTGACTGTGTCAAGCAGTGAATATTTAAATGCCGAAGGATCCCAAATGTAAATTTTGACTAATCCAGAATCTATTTGCCTAGTGCTTCCATCTGAATCTAGTGTGTTACAGAACGGTGCTCCAGCAACAACAAAGTTCTCATCAGTACTCATCGATAATGAATATCCCAACTTACTTGTATTGTCTGTGTTGTCTGTCATTGTGGCAGAATTTTGTACACTGAAAGAACTGCCTGCACCTTCGTTCACTGATGTGCCTGATGCGTCGTCTCCCGTAGAACTGAAAGTAACTCCTGATTGTGTTCTGAATAAGAAGTGTAAAGTTCCTTGTCCTTTCGTTGGTGCGGAAACTACTGCTGTTCTACCGTCATTCCTTGCAACAATTCTCCAACCATAATCTTGATTGTCAATGATATCTGGAGATTTTGAAACCACTGTTGTGTACGGATTGATCTTTTCATACACTTTCCATAGACCACTGCTATCGGCATCTGCAAATGCTTTGTCGCCGACTCTGTTGTTGAGTGAATCTTCTGGCTTATATTCAGCAAAATTCAATTTGTCGTTGACATTGTCCATTGAACTTACTCTTACACTTATAAACTTAAACACATTTCCATATGTGTCTGCTGTGGATCCGTCACCTAGTGTAGGAATAAAATCTAATCTTCCAGTGTAGTTGATTACCACAATGTCATGGCTAGGAACAGATGCTACCTCATGGACAACATTTAAGTCCTGAGACTTGCTACCTACTATTGCAAAGTAGTCTGCGGTATTTGTACCTGTGGCCGCTTTTAGGCCATGACTACTTGTGAACTGTATTGACAACTGTGTCTGAGAGTTTACAGGTTGTAAACTTTTAATTCTAATATCTGCTTCTGTTATCCTAAAAACGTCCCAGTCCATGTTTGTTTTATTGGCTACCCAAATAAGTTCTGCTGTATCAATTGTGTTCACATCTAAATTTTTAATGTCTTTTATATCGTATGCTGTGTGCTGAACCTGAGACACCTGAGGATATCCCGCAGTTGGTAAAACTTGTTGAGTTGTTCTATCAATGCCTGCTTTTGTATAATCCAATTGGCTATATGTCTCTAATGGATTATAATCAACAGGTTTGTCATACAAAGTGTCTAGGTATGAAACTTTAGAACGTGTGTAATTTTTTGTGTCTGAAGTGTTTGACAACAGTTCAATACTCTGTACCTTGCCACAGTTTTCTGTTTGTAAGAATTCTACCTGTACGCTTTTCTTGGCGTCTGCATTTCCTATCTCTCCAGTTCTTATCATCCATTCTGGATATAGGTCCAAACCAATGTTTTGTCCTTGATAAGTTGCCTTCAACAATTTATCAATTGCGTTCTTTGTTCCTTTTTCTCTAATGTATCCGTGATAGAACTTGTACTGTGATATGTCGTTCTCAAAAAGATTTTCTAAGTAGTCCCTGCTTTGGTATCCTACTAATTGCTGTGCAAGTGCCTGTTGCCCTTCGTCGAAGTTGTTTGTTTCGAGATTGTAAAAATCTTTGAACTGTGAAATTTTGTATTCAAAGTTAGGTATCAATTGTGCTTTAGGTTTTTTGTTTTTATAACTGAAATTACCTATGTTGAAATCGCTAGTAGAAGTATGATTTACTTTTGCAACATAAAACTTTCCTTGGTACTCGACAGAGTCACCAATTTTGTAATCAGTGTTGGCTGTCCAGTAATTTACTTTGGCAGAATCAAACACAAAGCCAGGTGCTGAGAAATCACCGTTCCATTCTCCTGTTTTCCAACCAACTAGTTTGAGTCTCTGTTGTCTAAAACCTGTACTGGAATCATAAATTATATCATTGAACACAGTTTTATTATCAAATAATACTAGGTGTTCTTTTTCAACTGTGGAAAATTCAGCATTGTATATCCCTTCATCTCCAGACGTTCCTATGTCAAAAAGGTTACCTAATCTTCTAGTTGATATTGTTCGAGGATCAAATTTTTTCCCAGCGGCGTCTAGCACTGAGTAATCACCAGAAACATTTCGTAGTTGTCCCACGACACTATTTTTTGTTGTCAATGATAAGTTTTCAGCACCGGGAGATATTGTTATTGCAGATCCTGATGCCCAATTCTGTGTCGTCCAGAATAAAAATTCTTTGACTCCTGTCTCAAAGTTTTGAACTTCTTTGATTTCATTAGAAAATTTGTCAAATACAAATCCTCTCTCTTCTAGGTACCTTCCATATCCAAAAAGGAAGTTGACTACGTCTTGTGTTGTCATAAACACATGACCGTAAGGTATGATTTGCAAATCAGGTAGGTACGTTTGATATTTGTTCGCTCTTGCACCAGCAACTTCTACCGTGCCTACTGCACCCGCTTCTATTGGTTGATAGAATTTAAAGTATGGCACTTCCGCTGAATACCCTATAACCCTGTATCCTCCAATAAGAGTTGAACCATCTTCTGTGAATTCTGTATTCTTTTCTATCAACACACCTGAATAATAGTAGGTGTCTGTTGGGTTTGATGCTCTAAATAAAATTTTATAGTTTTCATCTGGAATAAACTTCGATCCTGCTGACGAACCCGGAGATATACTGTCTAAGACAACTTTGATATTTTCTTTGTCTGTGAATCCTCCTAATTTGTAACCAAGTTGAATTTTGAGACCTTTCATCTTGTCATGAAAAAATGATTTGATGTCTAGACCTTTGCTGATCAGGTAATTGATTGTGAACGGCTGATAACCAGATGTTTTATATGTTGTAGCAATCCCTGTGGCTGTATCTGTTATTGTTTCCAAGTGATACTTCACATCAGATAAATTCTGTCTAACACCTGTGTCTTTGTTTATAAGGTTACCAGATACATTCTGTGAAATTCTAGAGTTGTCCAAGAACAAACTGAAAAACTTCGCAGGTTTTAGTAACGCCATGGCTTTTGTTATTGCAAATGGATAGTTGGATGATCTCCTCCATGCAGTCTCAGAAGGAGAATGATCGCCAAACTTCCAGTTTCTCTGACGCATGAATAGATCTAGATCTTTAACCAATCCTACCTGTACCGGATTTTTTAAATTTCCTTGATCGTCTACAGGAAGATATTTCTTAATGTTAGGTTTTCCGTACCTGCCAGTCTGTATTGCTATCGCGTTCCACAAGATTTCGTTTCCTGCTGTGTAAGGTGCCGTTCCGTATGTGGTTTCCCAATCACTAGGTTTTTGCGAATGTCCAAGAATTTCCCATGGGTGAGTATGAGGACGATCTGTGTCGTAGACATAGTTGTATATGCCTCTCCAGTGTCCTTGCATAAATTTGCCATCTATGGCACCCACGGACGATGAATAGTTGTATGTAAACGGTTCTGCTTCTTTGTAAGTTTTGTTTTCAATGTATCTTATGTTGTGTCTTCCCGCCCACTTAAAAAAGTCTCTGCTAATTGTGTCATCTACTTCTTGTACTGTGAAATCAGTGGTCTTGTATATGCTAGGAATGATACTCTTTGGATCTAATCTTGTGCTGTCGTATTTTATTTTTAAGTTGTTGAATATTCTTTTCTCCAACTCTAATATTAAATCATCTCTGTAATCGCCATAGGCTTTGATTTTTGACCCGTCATGTTTGACAATAACATCAGTGTCAACTATGTAGGTGTTATCGTTTACTTTTTCAGGTTTGAATGATGGGTATATGCCCATTTTTGTAGGTGTAGGAGGAACAAAACTTCCTGCCGTGTTACCATAATCACAGATCTTGATAACATCACCTACGGACAATGTTTTTGTTATTTTTACTGAATCGTCTGTTGTGCTAAAAGTGTAGTCGTCGCCTAAACATAACTGTACATCATTTTGATAGACGTACACTGCTCTGCTGTTTAAGGTAGTGATCGAATGTTGAGAGTCTAGTGCAAACTCTGTGTCCAACTCGTCCTGTACTGTATAAGTCCTATCACTTTTTGCTTCACCGTGCCCTACCATGTCTTCGTAGAAGAAAGGAAAAGTTTGGGTTCTATCTTTGTTGATTGCTTGTAGAATTTCATTTACTCTATCTGCAGGATTTCCTTCGAAAGGCGTATTAGTGCTGTGTGTCAAGAAACTGCTGTAGAACTTCTCATATTCTATCGAACAATATTCTAATGCATTTACTATGTTTGCATTCTTATCAATAAGATTGAATATCGCTGGTGCTAGACTTCCTTCGTGTTGTACAATAGTACCACCTTTAAAGTAAGCATCTGGGTTGTCACGTAAATCAGAATTTCCTGGAAACGTGCCTGACACTTCTAATGACTTTTCAAACACGTCAGCAGTGTGTCTGCTGATCTGTCCGAATGTGAATTCTTTATTGGATTCGTTCAATGCGTTATATTCTAAGTTTTCAGGTACTTCGTATATTCCTTTGTCATGAACTTTTTTAGTTTTGCTGTATGCTTTTAATGTAATCCTGTCTCCCACTGCTTGATCTTTGACAAATTGCACATATTTGTTTGTAGTACCGTCTACAATTTTATAATCAGTGTCAATTGTCTTTCTAGTTCCATTGACAATTACACTTAATTCTAAATCTGTGATATCAACCGATTTTGCATAAAAATCTATGGGAAATAATTTTTTCTCTGTGTCATCGACCAAAAATGTTCTAATGACCCTTTGCTTTGTACCTATGGGTCTTTTTTGGAACACACTTACTGAATTGTGTTCGTCTAGTGAAGTAGTGTAATGGAGGTGTGCTTCTGCCAAACTTTTTGAAAGAGTTTGATTTCCAGATTTGTATGTAAAAGTACTGGAAGCATGATCCGATTCAAAAACAATGTCACCAACGTTGTTGATTGTGTTGTACTTGACTTTTAGTCCAAGCACTGTATCTGTTGTCGCTGTGTCTGATTCTTTGAAGTTAAAGATTTTTGCACCTTCGAAAGAACTGCTGGGATAAATCTGCGGATCATTCAATGCCATGTGGTTGTTGTCAAAGAGATTAAACAACGGTGACTGGTTTAATTTTGTTTTGGTCTGTGCTGTTTGCCAGATCAGAGAACTATCAGAATCATAGTCAAAGAAGAATGATTTACCTTGGTTCGCTGTTCCAAATTCAACGAAAACACTTTCGCCTTGTTTTGCAACTGCGTCTGAAGCCTCTGTAAGTGCTATCACTTTTGTTGAGTCTTGGCCCAACACAAAGTCAACATCATATATTTTGTTCTTTACTATAGGATCAGTATCTGCACTAAACACAACACGCATTCCTGCGGCCACTGCCACACCATCTATGATGTATCCTGTTTTGTTAACAACGTCACTAAATGCATCTTTAGTAACTGTATCAAAAAGCGTTACTGATTTTTTAGCCACTTGTCCATGATTAAAAAGATTTAATCCTGAATCGAATTCAATGATTGGTCTTTTTGCTCTGTTAGCCTCATCTAGTGCAGGAGTAAATCCATTTACTTCAGATGACTTTTCTATAACTGATCTGTGAAACCATCTGTTGTATCTTGACCATGCATTCCTATCTGGAGAATCTCTTTTGATTGTTATGTAATCTAGTTTCTCAGGCAAATAGAATGCTTTAGAATAAGGTCTCGAGTCGTAAACATACTGGTCATAAGGATCTGTGCTAGAAGTTGCATACGATTCCGGAGTCAGTAAGTCTTCCACTGGTGTCAGTGTTATTTTGGTTCCTACTCCCTCAACATAAAATTCTCTGTTGCCGTAACCTGTAAGATCTGTTACATTATTTTTAAACTTGATACGCATACCATTGGAGAGTTTTAATGTTCTCAACTGATAATTCTTTGTATTAATAATTTCTTTTGCTACATCTATTTTGCTTGATGCTGTTGCAGAATGTATACTTAATATTCCATTCATTGCAGAATGATTGCTACATTGATAATAAAGTACACCTGGTGCAGTAGTAGGCACAGTAAAAGTAAGAGTGCCGTAGTCTGTTCCTTGGTTTGTCACACCGTCTACATATAAAGTAGATGTCGAGCCATCTTCTTTGATGCCTTGTCTGTACGGCTCAGTCATTATGTTAAATGGATGACCAGAGGCTTTTACATTAAATTTATATGTGTTGCCTTTGTAAAGTTTTATTTGAGGATTGTTTGTGTTTCCTGCTGTGCTGAATCTATATGCACCTTTGACCCATGACACATCTATTTCTATTGTAGCATTGGGTCCAACACTGTCAACTTCAATACTGTTAGGACCAATTGGCATCCAATAGTATTCTCTGTAATTGACTAACTTGTCAAGATCCACTGCGGGATTCCACGAATAAACATTTGCTTCGTGCAGTCTGTCATGATTGTCAACATTACCGCCTAGGTATTTCAATTGATTTATATAATCATCGTACGTTCCTGAAAACAACACTTGGTCTTCTGGATTTATTGATGTTGTGTCTTTGTTTGTATATGTTACTGTAGGTTCTAGTTGGTATGCTAATCTGTCTCTGTTTGTGGTTCCTACATATGTGTCATCTGCTTTTCTGGTAGTTGCGTTTTGTCTACCAATGTAGCCGTCTAGTCTTTCAAGTGCTCCTTTTTGGATTAAAGGATCTAGTGTGCTTGATAAAAATCTATGGTTAGCATCTGTCTGATAGATCACCGGTAGATGTGCAATACTTCTTCTAAAATTAGTTTTTCCTCCGTCCAAGGAAACTATTTCTTGATTTGCTCGTGAGTTAAGTGGATTGTCTACCATTAGTATCCTGCCCCACTACCGCCGGAACTTGATCCCGAACCTGATGTAGTAGAGCCTGACACTGCTGATCCTGTAGAAGTTGTTAAGTTAGATGCTGTTCCTGTTGAAGTTACTACCGAACCTGATGAAACCAGTTGATTGGCTCCCAAGGCGCTAATAATAGAAACATCATCAACGGTGGCCCCACTGATAAAAATTTCGTCTGTTGCACTGGATATTTGGAAAAGACTTCCAAATGTCTGTCCTGACTCGTTTGGTACAATCACGACTGTCAAAAGATCTGGTGCTAATTGATTGTGTATGTAAGCGGCAAGTTCTGTGAAATAGAAATTGTCTCCAAAATCCCAGTTGTCTAATGCAAAGTATTCATTGATTGCCGCAACCACTCTAGTCTTGATCACTGCATTTGAAAGATTCGATGAAGCATTTTTTACAACCTTGAACGTTGCTTGTAAACTTTCGTCGGCGTTCGCCCCAAATAGTATTCTGTATTTTACTGGATGATATACTATCTGGTCATTTAAAGATTTTAGATTGTCTAACTTACTTGCATATCTAATTCTTAATTGATCTGGTGTGCTGATTGCAGGCTTGACTCCACCATCTTGTAACCATATCCTGTATAGGTTATCGTATGTTCTTTCCAACATATAACAGTCTATGATATTTGATACACTAGGGTCTATTCTAGTTTCTTGTCCTGCATTATGTTTGTACTGGAACGACAGTGTTGATCTGCCACGTCTTGCATAATAGTCTGTTGTGGTTGTTAGTGTATTTGTAGTTGAATTGTATTTTTTGACTATGTCTTCTGCTTCATCATAAAAGTAAAACAACTGGTCGTTGTCATATGTTGCCGAAGACAATGTTATGTCTGCTTCTTTATCTGCTACCACAAAGTTTGTTGCCGCGTATGGTCTAAATCGTTCAATGTTGTTGTAAGACAAATATTTTTCAAAGAATATGAATTTTGTAGTAACCGACGTGTCGGGTTCCACTACTATATCAAATAGTTCGGGATTATCGACTACACCGTCGTCATCTGAATCAAAAAATCCAATTTTTACTTTTGAGTTGTCTTGATAGCCATCTGCTTCTGATACTGTGTCTACAACCTGCCAAGTTATAGGATATCCTATGCTGTTGCCTGTAGAAACCAAAGAATTGGTCTTAAGTATTTTAATGTTGTCTTTTACTGCTGTTCCTGTTGTGTAATCATAAATTTTCTCTTCTACATCATAGTGGAACTTGTTTTGTTTTTCTGATTGGAACACGTAGTCTAAGGATCTGTACTTGACTGTGTATGTGTTTCCGTCGTTAGTGAAGTCAAACCACCAACTCGCGTCTAAGTTTGTTCCTGCTGTTGATCCTTTGTTTCCTAAACCAAAAACATTACTTGCACTTACATCTGTAGATGTGATCACTTTCCATTCTTCGCTGTCTTGGTCATACCTAAGTGCAAAGTTCTCATATGCATTAATTCTATCTATCATGTTGTTTTTAAGTGCAGTTGTAAAGTTGTTAGTGAATGCTGGTATCACGGCATTTATCACAGCACCATTAGGAATTATGTCAGTCAGTGCTACTGGGCCAACACCTGTTTCCAAGTTACCTATACCGTTGTTCGCACCATCACCTTCTATAGAACCGACCTTTGCCCAAACCCTATCTGTTGAATTGTCGACTGTGTTGTCGACAAACTTTCCATTTAAAAATTTGTTACTGTTCGGCGAAGTGAATTTTACTAACGATCCTGTCTTGACATACTTCAAGTTAGAAGTTGCATAGATACCTGTTTTTAAAGCACCTGATCCTGTTGTGTAATATCCTGTGTTTAGATTGGTCGCTGTTGTTGTTGAATTCCATGTTGCTGATAAAGTTGACAGTGCTTTTGTTCCATACTTGAGATAGTAGAACTGCCTGCTGTAAGGCATCTTAAGTTTTGCTTCCACTTTTGTATTGATAGTATCTAATATGTTGTTCTTATTCTGAAAAGTAAACGTGAATGTGTTTTGTTTTTCTTCTCTGTATAAAATTCCGTCATCTGCAAAAACAGATAGACTCGAATATGCTCCTGTTGGGTCTAGTATTTCTTTTTGTCTTGAAACGCCCGAGGCCGCTCTGTTTACTGATCTCACTTTTATTATTTCTTGTGATGCTGACAAAGGCAATACTTGATAGTCTTCTGCTGTGACCATTCTGTTCTGAGAATAGTAAACTTGTGGTGCTTTTTGTCTTATCTGTTCGTTGCTCTCTGTGGCAGTGGAGTTGTAAACGCTTTGCTTCAAACTCAATGACATACTTAAAGTTTGTTGTGCACCATTCTTGTCTGTATAAGGCACTGCTAAATTTACTCTCTGGAGGTCTGCAGGAGCGATGGCATATTTTTCATTATCACTTTGTCTGTAGTATGTACGGAAGTTTCCTCGTGGAATGTTTGAAAAGTTTCCGTCACCAAACACAAGATCAACCTGATCTCTGTTTCTAGTCACAACATTATAAATGTTTCTTATGTCTTTGGATAAAGAATTATATATTGCGTTGTTCCCTGATAGTGATGGCACCGCGGTCCATTTTTCACCTATCTGTCCATACTGATCTAATTTGTATAACCATACGTCGCTGTCATTGATGTTGTCAACTCCTAACGACTGCACGTAGTTCGTTGTACTCTCTGTTATTGAAAAATCTTGGAAGTTCATTACACCCTGTTTGAACAGCATGAAGAAACCTGTGTTGTTAGACGAATCACCTGCTCCATCTGATCTGTAAGAGTATGTCAGGCCAGATCCTACTATAGGATCAAGTTCTTTAATTGATTCTGAGTTGCTAGTAGTTGACGGCACAATCTCAAAACTTCTGCTAACTCCACCAATGGATTTAGTGAACTTGAATAATGGAAGATCTGTTTGACTTGAAGCCAGTGTGTATACGTCAGTGTTTATGCCACCGATCTTTGTAGACTCTCTTGGTCTGCCAAAAGTCTGTCCTACTGTGTTGGCCGCACTCAATATCGATATAAATTGTTCTCTGTAATTTGAGTTTATAGAATCATTCCAAATTATTGTTTGGTTTGCAAGATTGTTTCCTGTCGAATCTCTAACATCTTCTGTTGTTGACATTGTGTCAATTTTTAAAAGTCCTGTTGCGGGTTGATTTCTCTTAACGTTGTAGTTGATCAAACGTGCAAGTCGCAATATAGAATCTCTTCTTTCTGCTGTTGCTAAGAAATTTTCCCTTGCGTTTAGATCTATTCTGAAAGAAAGTGCTTGAGCGATGTAGGCGATCAGGTCCAGCAAAGCCACGTACTCTGAACTCTCTACATAGTCGTTGAAATCGTCAGGATAATTTTCACGTAGATAATTGACCATAGTTCTACGCAACGTCTCAAAATCATAAGATTTGAAATCCGCTTGTTGGAATGCCTGATAGATCTTTGTCCAATCTTCAGCAACCAGTAATCTGTTTTGTCTATCTGTTGTGGCCATATTGTTTTACAACAATATTTATAGATTTAATAAAGTGCGTACTTTATATTAGACTGTTAGCCATGTCTTCTGTGAACGAGAACTGCAATCTTTCAGTTATATCCAGCGGAATATACCTTATTGAGGCCTGTATTGCTATTCCGTGATCTGCTTCAGATACCCTTATCTCATCGACTCCTATCCTTGAATCTGCGTTAAGGTTTGCAGTTATGTCTTCTATCACTGCTTCTCTGAGGCTTTCTGTGAATGGCTCAAATATTAGATCATATATTATTGTTCCAAATTCTGGATTCTCGACCCTCTCGCCCTTACGTATGGACAATCTATTGAGCATATCTTGTTTGGCACACTCGAAATCGTACAGTTTGTAATTGGTTGCACCGGCTTTACTGCTGAACCCTTTAAAGGTCACTCTACCGTTACTTGAACCACCTGTGTTGTTTGATGTATAAGCCATTTTTTATATTTATTTCCTACCCGAACCCAAAGTACTTGCCAATTTGTTTGGCATATTTTGTGACTGCAGGAACCATGCCTTCTATGGCCTTTCCTGCTCCTACTACAAGATTCTTTGCTTGGGTTACGTTTGTTATTCTTCCTGCCTTGACTTGACTGTACGTTGACGTCAACGTTGACACGCCGTCAAATATGGATCCTGCACTTTCAAAGTCAACAACACCATCCACTGTGTCATATACATTTTTTGTGGTTGCTGAAATGTCATTGGCCAAAGAAGTTATATCGTTGGATACTCCAGAAATTGCATCTGGAACTTGACTTAAATTTTTAGATACTTTTGATCCCTTGAGCGTGAACACGTCACCTGAAGAATTTTTGAATATCTGGCTGGCGAACAACTGTATGTCTTCGTCCCTGAAAACGTCCACAACTTCTTTTATCAACTGACCTTTCTTGGGATCTATAAATTCTATTCCTTTTACTATTGTGTCGCCTGACAGTTCAAACTTTTTGTTATAATCGTTCTGGAACACTTTTAACAACTCTGCCGCTTTATCGGTGTCGGTGCTGTTGCCCATTTTGGTTTGCACGTATGCCAATGCGTCTGCCTGGAACTGCCCTAACCTTATGGACTCTATTTCAGACATTCTGTTTCTGTGTTCCATGAATTCTTTTGTGCCTGGCGTTCTTGCCTTGGCCATGTACTCTGGATCATTCCAGTATCCTGAATTTGCAGTGAAGGCCGATAACCTGAATCTCGGTTCGTGATGTACAAAACTGTGTACTGTTGTCAAAGTCTTTCTTGTGCCGGGTTTGAGTATTCCTATTTCACCTGATGATCCTTTGACTGTCAAGTCAACGTCATATTCTGGTCTTGGTTTGACTGTCGCGGCTTCCTGCGTCAACCATGTTGGTCCCCACTCCGGACTTGACCCTATGCTGTTAAGTTGTACTGTTGCACCCGCGGCGTGAACACTTCCACTGGCTCCTATCAACTGTGAACCTTTGGCATATGATGATATACCTGATCCACCATATGATGAAATCCTTCCTGCTTGTGAACTGTTGAATATGCCGTCCTGTCCGAGATTCATCAAGAACTTACCACTGCTTATAAATTCTCCCTCGGATGCCAACCTGATCATATTTTTTGCATGGACGTTGAAGTTTCCATCACAGTGTATATTCATGTCTCCTTCTGTCCTAAAGTTCAATCCGCCAACTCCAGAATAGATGTCTACCTTGCCTTCTTTGTCCATCTCGATGTATGCGTTTCCTGAGGCATGGCTGATGTATATTGTTCCTTCTGTGTCGTGCATCAGTATCTGGTGTCCTGATGATGTCTTTAATCTTGTCAATTGGTTGTTGCCCAATGCATCTCCGTCATCCATTACAAACGAATGTCCATGATGCCTGTCTACTTGTACCGACCCGATGGGTGGTATTTCGTGTGTGCGGCTGTCACCTTTTACCCTGCCAGGAGTACTCATGCCAAACACTGCACTGGGTGATTCTCGTGTGGCGCTGGATGATGTTGTGCCCCTTATTGGATCTTTTATCAAACCTTGCTTCTTTAATTGGTCGGCAAGATCTCGATTGACTGGATACTTGTAACTTCCTTTGTTTAATCCTGATCCTGTCCTTCCATCCTCTAGAACTCTGTTACGCTCTGTTACTGGCACATTCTTTGTACCATATATTTGTTCTGGACTGCCACTTTCAAACTCTCCTATCGTGCCAACGTCTAGGGAATTACTGACGTTAGATGCCATTCCAGGTATCATGTGGTTGGTCACTGGTTCTGGCACACAGCCTACCCAGTATGCTGACTCAATTTTTCTCTCGCCCTTTACAAACTGCACCATGACTGATGTGTCTATGTCCGGTGGAACTGCCCATAATCCATATGATGTTTGGTTTTCGTTTTGCTTGTAAGGATCTGATTTACTGACTGAACCAAAGGGTTTGGCGCCCGCGAATGGACTGAGGTAGTTGCACCATATAATGTCTTGTATGTCTGGTGTGTTTGTTTTTGTCAGTGCAGGAATGTTCACTCCCAATCTACCCATACGCAACGGATCAGCGTTGAACTTCACCTGCCCTATGTACGGACCGGTGTCAACATTTGCAAACTTTTCTGGAAAGTCTTTCTGGTTGTCATGTGTGTCTGAGAAACCGTATGTTGTCTTGTATGCCATTGATTAAAGTCCTTTAATATTCCTAACGATGTTTTCCGTTTCTTCTATTATTCGTTCTTTGCTTTTTTTGTTGCCTTTTAGATCATATGTTTCACCAATGTTGTCTGCTTTTTCTTCGTAGTTAAACTTTGGAACATTTACGAACAGTCTCTTGTCTTGTTCTACGGCATTGTTCACTATTTTTGTTTGTTTACCATCCTGGTTGAGTAACCTTGCAAGTGTCAATATCTGTGTGAATCTTCCTGATTCGAACTTGTTGTCTACCTTGATCAGATGGTAGAGGCCATTGAAGAACAACTTTGATGTGGGCCTGCTGTCGAAATACACACCTTGCTTTTCTATGGGGTCATCTGGAAATCTGAAGTTTATGTTAATCACTGGCAAGTAATTATTGTACATAAATTGCCCGTCCTCGTAATCTTGATTTGAGGATTTTTCGTTTTGATAATACGCACTCGTTGGTATGA